AAGCCCCTCGAGAAAAGCATCGAGAACGTCCTGCGCAAAGCCGTGGAGGACGAGGGCGGGGTGTGCCTGAAGTGGGTGTGCCCCGGACACAGAGGTGTACCTGACCGGATGATCCTCTTCCCCGGCGGCATCATCGCCTTTGTAGAGCTCAAGCGCCCCGGGGCAAAGGTCAAGGCGGGAGGATTGCAGGAGTGGTGGCGGGAGAAGATCCAGAGCTTCGGCTTCCCCTGCCACGAGGTTAACGACAAATACCAAGCGCAGCAGTTGGCCGCAGACCTCAGCGCCGAGAGCCTCCGGCGGCAGACGGAAGATGAAGAGGCTATGAAAGCATGGCACTTCATCGGAGACCACAGCGAAGGGCCTGACGATGAGGAGAGCGACGACTGACACGCTGCCCTAAAAGAAACGGAGGTCAAAGCAATGCAGCAGTTTCACCCGCACCCATATCAGCAGGCGGGCATCGAAGCGATCCTCGAGAAGCCCGGGGTGGCGCTCTGGATGGAGATGGGCCTGGGCAAGACGGTGGTCACGTTGACCGCCATCGACCAGCTGATCTACGACCGGCTGGAGATCAGCAGAGCGCTCATCATCGCCCCGAAGAAAGTCGCAGAGGCGACGTGGCAGGATGAGGCAGAGAAATGGGAGCACCTGCAGCACCTGCGCATTTCCACCGTGCTGGGCACAGAGAAGCAGCGCAAAGCCGCACTGGAAGCCCCAGCGGATATTTACATCATCAACCGCGAGAACGTCCCCTGGCTGGTTCACACACTGGGCCGGGGCTGGAACTTTGACATGGTGGTTCTGGACGAGGCATCCAGCTTCAAGAACCACGCCGCCCAGCGGTTCAAAGCCCTCAAGGCGGTGCGTCCCCGCATCCACAAAGTGGTCGAGTTGACCGGCACGCCAAGGCCCAACAGCCTGCTCGACCTCTGGGCCCAGATCTACCTGCTCGACCAAGGGGAGCGGCTGGGGCGGTACATCACCCACTACCGCAAGAACTACTTCTGGCCCACCGAGTACAGCTACGAGCCCCGGGAGGGTGCCGCCGAGACGGTGGAGAGCCGCATCAAGGACATCGTCCTGAGCTTCAAAGCCGCCGACCACCTGACCCTGCCGGAGAAGATCACCGACGACATCCCCGTGGTGCTGGACAAGCCCGCCAAGGCGGCCTACAAGAAGCTGGAGAAGAACTACCTGCTGGAGGTGGACGGCGAGACCATCACCGCCCAGCAGGCGGCCGCCCTGACCGGCAAGCTGCTCCAGCTGTGCAACGGCAGCCTGTACGACGAGGACGGCACGGTGCACCAGATCCACCGGTGCAAGCTGGATGCTTTCGATGAGCTCATCGACGCGCTGGACGGCCAGAAAGCCCTCGTGTTTTACGGTTTCCGCTTCGACGAGGAACAGCTCACCGAGACCCTGAGAGCCCGCCACAAGGGCCTCAGATTCGCCGTGCTGCGCTCCGGGCAGGATGCCGCAGACTGGAACACAGGAAAGCTGGACGTTCTGCTGGCCCAGCCCGCCAGCTGCGCCTACGGACTGAACCTGCAGCAGGGCGGTCACCACCTGATCTGGTACAGCCTGCCCTGGAGCCTGGAGCTTTACGCCCAGGGCGAAGCGCGGCTCTACCGCCAGGGCCAGACCCAGAGCGTCATCGTTCACCGGCTGATCGTCAAGGGTGGTGCCGACGAGATGGTGGTCAAGGCGCTGAACCGCAAGGACACCGACCAGAACAGCCTGATGCAGGCCGTCAAGACCCACATCAAGGCGGCGCAGAGAGGAGACAGCAAGTGAGTATTCGGGCATTCCGCAGACTTCCCCGCGCCCAGCGGCGGGGCTTCATTGACACGATCACCGACCCGCTGACCCGCCGGGCCTTCGAGATCGTTTTTCTCGGGCCGGGCAAGGTCAGCTGGCAAAAAGCGGCACTGCTCTACGGTGGCGGCATATCCCCTGAGAC